ATCCGCGCATCGTTGGCGATCTGGCCTGCCGACTTCTGGAAATTGTCGTTCAGCGGCTTAAAGTTGGGTCGCGCGTTTGAACCGATGTCCTTCAGCAGTTTTTCAATCTGGGCGGCATTTTTCTCGGTCACGCGAACGGCCGCCTTCAGCCCCGCTTCGTAGTCCTTGAGTGCGGCGCGTAACGTGACGGTTACGGCGGCGTCGTCGGCGGCCATCTATCATGCCTCCCGCTGTACTATCAACATGCCGTCTGATACATTGTCCGCATGTCGATAGCCGATAGCAATCGCGCCCGAACCCACGATCTGGTGGGTCGTCGCTTCGGTGATTTGCGAGTTATTGCTAGACATGGCTGGGCTGGCAAACGATCGGAGCCAGCATGGTTGTGCATCTGCGATTGCGGGAATGAGAAAGTCGTTACCGGCAATGCTCTCCGCATGAAGCCTGGCACTAGGTCGTGCGGGTGTTTCAGGCGAGCGATCGGCAAGAGCAATCTGATCAATATCGCCAGCGGTCAGCGCTTCAGCAGATTGACAGTGATTGGTCGATCCCAACGCAAGGATAGCAAGCGAACAGCTTTTTGGGATTGCCGGTGCGATTGCGGAACTATGTTCACTGCGACCGGAACCCGGCTGAGAAACGGAACGTCCAAGTCGTGTGGATGTCTGAAGCTCGACACGCTTCGCGTGAAGGCTACGACACACGGCTTGACGGCCTTCGGTGAAGCCCCGCCACGCCTCTATCGCATTTGGACAGGAATGAAGACTCGCTGCTCGAATCCGAAGACCAATACCTGGCAGTACTACGGTGGACGCGGCATCAAGGTTTGCCCCGAATGGCAAGACTTCGAGCCATTTCGAGACTGGGCTTTCGCCAACGGTTATCGCGATGATCTGACCATAGATCGCAAGGACAATGATCGTGGATACGAACCAGACAATTGCCGCTGGGCGACCTATCGGACTCAGCGAGTCAATCAACGTCCGAAGAGCCATGCCTAACTCATCTCACTGCTTCTTTGATTGCTTTACGCATTTTTGTGCGTGCGCTCCGTCGATTCGCTCTGAAAGAAGGTAAAAGGTAGGGTTGGGCCTGCATTTTCTGGGTGCCGAACTCCAGCAGCCGCGCCACCTGATAGCGCGTGCCCGTCTCGTCGGTCAGCGTGCTCTGGTCACCAGCGGTAATCGCGATATACAGCCCGCCGCGCTTACCTTCCCTAACGCCATGCTGCCGGATCGAATCGCGCACCTCGCCGGTCTCCACCGGCACCCGCAGTCGGGCGCCGGCGACAATGCGGTCAGCCGATTCCATCATGGCCTGTTCCAGTGCAGCGCGGACGGCTTTCGGGATCTTGTCCACCAGCTGCAGCTTAAGTTTGTCTATGCCCGTGACCATTGCCTCTTTGCCTGCGCGCTTCTGCCAGCGTCAGCGGCGTTGTTGGACGTGACCGCATCCAGTCCCATATTTCCTCCTTTTCCTCTTCGCTCAGGGTGCCGCCTTTTGCCGTGCTACCCTCATGCGCCTTCGTCCACATATCGATTACGGCGAAATACTCGATGAGGCTGAGGGCTTTTGTTTGCGACGGTTGGAGACCGACAAGGAGTCCTGTGCCGAGGATAGTGCCGAAGTCCCATTGCCCGTCCCGATTTTCGATAGGGCGATTGTCGCCAGTTCGACTTCGGCTTTTTTTTTCAGATATTCATCGAGGCCGGTCCACGCCGCGCCAAGCACGTCCATGGCCAGCCTATAGTTCGCATCGAGCGGCTGGCAGTTCATGATCTCGGTCGCCGTCTCACGCGCCTCATTGGCCGGTAGCCCGCCACCTTCCAGGCCTCGCTCGATCACCTCGCGCACGTCCTCGATCTGCCAATCCTCGGTAAAGCGCCCCGATATCTTCTGCGGCCCGCCACCGAAGCTCTGCTGCAATTTCATCCACTGGCCGACCGTAATCTTGAACGACCAGTCACGGCCGGCTGCAGTCAGAACTGCCGATCCGTCACCGATCATGGCGTCGCCACCCAGGTCGCGGTGACAGCGCCGTCCGACACTGCATTGATGGCGAGCGTTACATAGCCGCCGGCCTCGGCGGCGAATGCCTCCGAGTCGACGTGGAAATTGCCGGTGATGGTCTTGGTACCGACGCCTTCAAATTCAATCGTCACCCGCATCGGTACGCTGTCGGTCGACATCGCAATGTCATCCCAGTCGGGAACCGACTCAGCCGCCGCCACGCCTTCCCCCGTAATGGTTGCAGTCTGGCTCTGCACGGTACGGCCGACCCACACTGGCGCGTCCGGGTCGTCGCAGTCGGGAATGTTGATCTCCTGCAGGTTCTTGGAGATGGTGACGCCCTTTGATGTAAAGCCGCACGGCGCCGCGTAGACCGGCGGCGTGGCGTCATCGCCGATTTCAATGACCATTTTCCCCTGCTTTGCTACGGTCGGTTGTGCCATTGGTTTAACTCCTTTGAATGCCAGCCTCGAATCCCAAAATGCCGTGACTCGTCAGGCCGTCCGGATCACGGGTGATGCGGGTATTGCGGTGCTCGAAAAAGGTCAGCGCATTGGTGGCTAACGGCAGCGCTGACTCCTGGTCGTGCAGCGAGGCTCGCACCGCGTCGGCAATCTTCTTCACTTCCGGATAGCCGACCGCGCGCGACCAGCAGTCGATCTGCTGCGCGACGATCAGCCCGGTGATGCAGTCGGCATCATCGGCCACCGAATCGACCGGGCCGATCGAGATGTACGGAAACGCCGCGTTGCTCGGCACCGAGTCATAGATGCGCCCGTTGACCAGCGCAGTGACCGCCGGATCGGCTTTCAGCCGCGCCACCACAGCGCCCTGGATTTCAAGCTCTGGATTTGCCATGGCCTCTCACCGCCACAAAAAAGGCCGCTAACGCGGCCGGGCTTCGGATGGCACAGTTCCTCGTCTCAATGGTTCATCGCTTTCCTTGGCCACGCCTGTGGCGGCCTCCTCGGAAAAATCGGCCAGCCGCCGCTTGCGGCCAAAGACGATGGTGCCGACGCTGGCCGTCAACCTGGCGATCTGCTCGCGCCGCTTCTGGCAGCCGACGCAGGCCACTAAGCCACCACCGTCAGCGTCATGGCGTTCGACATCAGACCGTCCGGATTCGTCACCGTCACCGGAAACGTCGCGCCAATTGTCTGGAACAGGTTCTTCGGCGCCGATACCGTGACCTGACTGGCATTGACGAAGGTGGTCGTCACCGGCGTGCCACCGATCGACACCACGGCGCCGTTGACAAAGAACGAGCCGTTGATCGATGCCGCCCAGACCTTATCGAAGCGCGCCGTGTTCGGCGTCAGTGAGGAAATGACCGGCTGCGGCGGCACCGGCTCCGGGTCCGGCATCGGCGAACCGACGGCAGTAACCGTGAAGTTCACGATGTTGGACTTGATATCGCCGGGGTGCTCGATCTGGATTGGGATGACGCCGACCTTCGACTTGAAGTCAAGGACCAGTCCGCGCAGCTCGGTGAGCGAGATCAGATAGGTCTGCACCGGCTTGCCATCGAAAAGGATCTGGCCCAGGCCGCAGAAATTGGTGCCCTTGACCGTCAGCACCAGCGGTTCCGCGCCATCGGCCGGATATTCGGTCGGCGCCAGGCTTTCGATCGTCATCGGCTCGTAAGGCTCGAAGCAGAAGGTCCGGTAATATTCGGAAACCTGCTGCTCGGTCGTCACCACCCCGCCAACGATCAGGTCGTAGAGCTTGCGCTCGGCCTCGTAGCAAAGCCGCACATGCGCCGCCATGTCGGCATCGATGATGGCGAGGTTGGCCTGGTCCATCATCAGCCAGCCGTTGAACGCCTTGAAGTTGAACGGCACCGGGATTTCGCCGCGCTCGGTCCTGAGCCGCAATTGCCCGATCTTCCGCTGCGCCTCGCCATCGGTTTTTATGTGCATGCCGTTGGAGGCGACGATGCCGCCCTGCTCGGTGCGCCAGCGGACATCAGCCGAATAGGCGACGAGATCGGCAACAAAATCCTGTTCGACATCGACGAAGCCAGGCGGCGGTGCGAGGAAACTTGCCATCAGCCGGTCGCTACGCCTCCTTCGATCATGAACACCATCATGGCGCGGTTCGAATTGTCGCGGCGGATGTCGCGGATGTTGTAGGCCAGCCCGTTGCGGACATCGCGCACCTGCCAGTCATTGCCGACCAGCGCCACTTGGCTGTCGATGCGGACGTTCATCATCATCGGCTGGCGCCCCTGCAGCCTGGCCGCCAGCACCGTTTCCGAGCCGGGCAGGGTGCGGAATTCGGCCCGCCGCTGGAAGCGCTCGATCCAGCCTGACACGACATTGCCATATTCGTCCTCTTCGTCCTGCCGCTCGTCGAAGGCGACATGGTAGTAAAGCCGCCCGGCGCCGGTCTGGTTGAGCTTTTCCATTGTTTTGGTCAGGCCAGCGCCGGATCCCGGTAGCGGTGCAAGAGCGCCGTCACCGCCGGCGTCAGGTAGCCCATCGCCACCACATTGTCCTCGCGGCCGGCATTGCGGTCGTCATAGAGTTTCGACAGCACCAGCTCGGTCGCCGCCCTGACGGCACCGGGCAGGTTGCCCTCGGCCCAGTCGACGATCGAGGAATCTTCCGGATCCAGCGTGCCGACGGTTTTCTTGCAGTAGTCGAGCACAATCTCTGAAGCCTCGCCGATCTTCGACTGGATGTCGGCGTCGTCGTCCGTGTGGTCGACGCGCAGATGCCGCTTGGCGTCGGCCAGCGTCAGGAACTCGTTCATATTTTTACTCGCTGCGCATCGCGGCCGCGCTTGGCGGCCAGTGTCCACACTGGCGAGCCGTCGCCCGGCTTGTCGCCGGTATCGGCATTGCAGTGCCACAGCGAGCCGCCGAAGGTCGCCATGTCGCCGCGCTGGTAGCTGTCGGCCTCCCGGTAGACGCCGCGGTAGATCGGCACCGGGATGACAAACGTGAAACTCTTTTGCACATCGCCGCGGGCAAAGCGCACCGTCACCGTGCGGTGACCGTCGTATTCGCAGTCCATATCTTCGACCCCCAGACCGTCCTGGCCATCTTTGCCGGCCGGTCCCGGCAGTCGCGCCAGGGCGCGGATCTCCTCAAGGGCGCGGGTGCCCAGAGCGACCGATACGCTGATCGCCTCCCAGATCGTGTAGCGAGGTTTCATGGCTCTCTCATGCCGCCATTAGCAGGACAAGATCGTTGTCGATGTCGACCGGGTCGAAGCTTTCCGTCCGCACCTTCACGGTGCCGCAGCGCACCCTCAGCTGGACGCCATGGACCGGAACCCAGGCGCGAACCTGTCGCGGTTCAGTCTCGATGAAGATGACGCCGTCATCCGGCTCGGGAACAGGCACCGGCACGCCGATGGCGACTGAGACTGACCCGACTGCGGTGGTGAGTTCTTGGCCAGCCACGCCGACCGAGATCGAGCCGCCGGCCATGACGGAAACGCCGCCAACGGTTGTTGTCAGCTGCTCGCCGGTGACTGCCACCGTCACCGCCTGCTTCGCTGTTACCGAAACCGTGCCGACCGATGCGGTCAGCAGATTGGTGGTGACCGGGACAACGACGGTCTGGACCGCTGCGACGGTCTCGTCACCGACTGCAGAAGTCAGCAGGTTGGTGGTGACGGAAACGTTGGCCTTGCCGACCACGCTGACACTGCCCGCCGAGGTGCCGATCTGCTCGCCGGTGACGGAAACGATCGCCCTGACGCCAGCCGAAACATCGCCGACTGAGGCGGTGACCAGATTGGTGGTGACGGCGACAGTAACTGAAACAGCGCCAGCGCTGCTTGTCTCGGCGACATAGCTGACGGACGTACTGAATTCACGATCGGCGGTTTCACTGACGTATGTCGCGCCAAACGGCCCGCCAATGATGTATTCGCGGCTCATCAGGTGATCACCGGCTTGGGGTCGACATAGAATGTCGAGGATATCTTGGCGGCCTTGACGTAGATTGTGATCGGTCCCTTCTCCTGTGGTGTGATTGTGACGCTCATCGCGAACTTGGTGGTCGAGCCGCCCCAAGTGCCAGAGCCGGCCGGGATAT